TGATCTTATCTTTGGTCCTAAATCTTTGTTTCTAGCAGGTACTTGTTGTAGGTTTGGGTTACTCATGGATAGTCTACCCGATACAGTTCCCCCTAAATCAGATCTAAGTTGTTGGATCTCTCCATGTATTCTACCTTTGACCTGGTATCGAAGTATTGATGACAGGAAAGTGCTATGAAATTTATTTACCTCTCTGGCTTGCACAATCAATTGGGCTAGTTTATGTTTGTTATTTATTAACCAATTTTGTGTAAAGGAAGGCTCTTTTGTTTTTTCAGTTCGTGGATAGTCTAGTTTCATTTTGTCAAAAGCTTTGGCAATCTGGCGTGATGCCCAAATGTCTACTTCTATTCCTGATTCTTTTTGTATGGCCTCCAGTATTACTTTTTCTTGGCTCAACATTTCTTTTTTTAGTTGTTCAGCTAATTCCACTTGGACTCTCACTCCTCGTTGACGCATTTTTATCAACACCGGAATTAATTGTTGTTCTAAATCCCACACAGTTTCTAGACTCTGAGTTCTTATCTCTTGTTTAAATCTTTGCCATAACTTTAATGTAAGCACTGCATCTTGCTCTGCATAATATCCAACATGCTCTGCAGGTAACTTCCACATCTCTGCTTTAGGATCTATACCATGAGCGGCGGCAGCTTCTCTTAATTCTGTTTCTGCTTTTATTTCTCCAAGATAATCTACTGACAATGCATTTAATGAATAACTAAATCTATTCTCATCTATTAATGCTGCGGCAATCATTGTATCTACTATTGGTCCGTTGACCGTGATCCCAGATGCTTCTAACCATCCTACATCATACTGAGCATTATGAAATATTTTTGCACAAGGTAAGCTACAAACTTTTTTCATGTATGCTTTGACTTGTTCAGGTATCATATTACCACCACCTAAATGACCAAACGGAAAGTATCCTTGCCATCCATCAACGGCTACTGCAAAACCTACAATCTCTCCTTTACCTAAAGCCCAACCAGCTCCAAGCTTTTCATTAATACCATCGTCCCTAGTTTCTAAGTCGATTGCTATCTCAGTTGCACTAGATAGATCTTTATACTCTGATGGTGTGTTCCACATTGATTTCTTAAATGTTAACGTGAGTTGTAGTCCGTTCATTTTTTTTCTTCTTTTAAATGTTGTTTCTCTAACTCACAGTAATGAATAATCTTGTCTATATCTTCTATTGTTTTACCTTTAAATAAATATCTACATACATACTTAATTACATTTGCTTGAAAAGGATTGAGACCATTCTTTCGTATAAAAGTCCATGGTTGAATAATAAATGATTGATAGTGAGATCCTCCAATTTGTTTTTCATCTGCATCTTTAGTTTCATCAAACATTTTTTTATTTGTCATATTAATTTAAAATTAATTTGTTTATACTTTTTTCATACCCAGCAATTCCTTTTACGAAAACATTAAAACCTAAACTGACTCTAGTGTAATTTTGTTCATTAATTTCTACATAATGTTTTAAATTTGATGGAAAAATAATAAGCATTCCCTTGTTTACTGGAAAAATACATTTGTAAGAATTGTAAGTGTTGTATTTTTTTGGTTTACCAAAATAAATTATATCACTAGTATCTCTTCTAGTTGTTGTTTTAAAATTTATTGCATCATTTTGTTTGTCACTATTTACATAAAAGACACCAGAAATTATAGAGTTTTGGTGTATATGAACATGATGCCCTTGATCTTTGTTATTATAATTTAACCAAGATTGCAAAATATATGGTTTTAATCCATCTTCAATGGACACTACTTCTTTAAAATAATTATTTAAATGTTCCTCAAAAAAAAATTTTAAATTTTTTAATCTCGAATCATTTAAAACATTAGTACATTGAGAAGTAAAATTTTTATATTTGTTTTCATTTGTATTATTAAAATTTTCTTTAACTGAATTTATTTCTTCTTCAGTCAAATTTCTTTGTAGTTCAGTTTGATACAAAGGCACTGAAAATAATGGATTAATTTTAAAATTTGTCATTTTTCTCCTGTACGTAAATCAAATAGTCTTGTCCAATTGGGTAGTTAAACTTATAGTCTGTTCTTAATAAATGTAAAGTTTTTCTTGCTCTTGTTGCACCGGTGTACCAAACCTTACGTTCATCACTTTTTTCTTGTTTGTTTTTGTTTGCATAATCAGATGGGTAGTTACCTTTACTGTATAAGACAACATGATTTGCTTCACCACCTTTTACACTATGTATTGTATCTATGGTTATTAATGGATCTTTATCTAATTCTTTTTGACCATACCTTCTTAATAATCTAATAAAGTGTCTTACTTGTCTTGGTTTAAAATTTCTTCTTAATATCCAATACCAAGGTTTATTTTTTTGTGTATCCTCTAATGCTAAACCACACCACTCTTTTAAAGTTTGGAAATCATATTCTCTTAGATCTGGTTCATTTCTCCAAAATTTATCTAATCTGTATGCAGGGTCTTCAAGTTCTCTTATATACTTAACCATATTACGTGCTGCTCTTTTATCTATCTTCTTATTATTACTTAAAGTTGTCCAAGCTTTGATAGCTTCCCATTGTTTCTGATCAAAACATTTAGTGCCCTTATTATCTTTGTAATATAAACCTGCATCCTTAGCTAACATTCTAAGTTCATTAACAGTTTCATTAATACGACCTAGAATATACCAATCTTCTTTAAAAGTTTCGAAAGGAATTTCTTTAAATGATAAATAACTTTTAACAGATCCTTTAGAGTTTCCTGGTTGATATTCTTTCTCTTCACTATCTCTTATCCCTCTTCTAATTACTTGAGAGAACCTATGAATTGCTTCTCCAAACCTTTGAGTCTTTCTTAATTTTACTTTTCGACCTGGAAAGAACTTAGTAAAATATTTTGGATCAGCTCCATTCCATTTGTATATAGCTTGATCATCATCTCCTGCTAAATATATTCTATCTACTTTAGGTGCCATCTTATATAACACTGACCATTGTAACGGTGTACAATCTTGTGCTTCATCTAAAATTAAAACTTTAAGTGGTGGAAAATCTACTTCTGTAATTGCTCTTTGAATCATATCGTCAAAGTCTATAAAGGATCTCTCTCCTCCACCTGTCTTATAGTGTTCGTAAGTATCTATCTTTCTTTTAAATACTGTAAGTGAATCTCTTTTATAACTCTCCATTTTATATGCTTCTTCTGGATCAATTAGTAAATTTCTGGCTTTACTATAAACTCCTAATGACCAATCTTTATACATGAAATTATCATCGGCTAATCTTTTATCTGAAGACTTAATTACTGTAGTCTGTAGTGCAAAATCAATTGTACAATCTTTAGGATCAAATACTTCTTCTGGAAAATATCTACGACAATAGGTATGTAATGTTTTAAATCTTGAAAAGTCTTCTGTAGAATAATTAGGAAAAGATTCCATGGCTCTTTTAACTGCAGTGTTAACTGCTTTGTTGGTAAATGATAAGTAAGCAATATCATTTGGCCTAATACCTTTTCTTAAATAACTTTTAAGTACCTTCTCAATCAGTGTGTATGTTTTACCTGTACCTGGAGGACCAAAGATCTTCACTGTCTTATGATAAAGATCTTTAAGTATTTTAAGTTCTAAACTTTCCTGTGTGGAATTCGTCATCCATCTCCGATACAGTTTTAGTTGTTTCTTTTTTCTCTGCTACTTTGTAATCAACAAACTTAGGCATCATTACTGACCATACATTCTTAACTCCTTCATGATAATCATGCCTGTCACAATTAAGAAGATTCAATGCTTCACTAGCACTCTTAAATGTTTTATCACTACCTAAAAACTTTTCAAAAGTAATCTTTTTAAAATAACAAATATTTGTTGAAGAGTCGAGTATAACATAATTATCTTTAAGTTTCTCGAAATCATCTTCTTCAATATGAGACTCAAAGAATTTTTTAAGAAAATTATATTTCTCTTCACCAAGTGTGTCTTCAAATTTCATCTTCTCATTCTCTACTGCTTTTCTAACTAATGTAGCCATAAGCATTTCAAATGGAGATGGTCCCGACTTAGGTTTAGGTAATGTCATCCAATAGATACCATATCTAAGTAACTTAACTCTAAAAGATTTTTCATCTTTCATATCTTCTGGATTAATTATTATTTTCTCATCTTGGAACTTAAATGTGTATTCAATTGATTTAGTGGATCTAATAAACTCTACATCTTCAAAGTCATCAATCATATCTGGTACTTGTGAACCAATACCCAGCTTTCTTAATTTACATAGATCCTTATTACATAGGGGTGCAATTGCATTTGTTTTAGGTGGACATTTATAAGTATAATCTTTTTTAGATATAGACTTAGCAAGTGTCTCTACTTCTTTTGGATCTAACGGGGTTGTAAATATTTCATAGTTTCTTTTCTGTAAAATATTTTGCATCTCATTTGCATTTAAGCTGCCATCGGCTTTCTTCATTTCAAGAACACCAACATTAAATAATAGTTCGTTACGGTGGTTACCTTCCCATTTTTCTGAAATCATTTTCTGAACACAAGGAGGATAATGTTTCCAATCACTCTCTGGTTCATACTCTTTAACTTTAATATTATTTAACTGCTCCAAAGTCACAGTCTTTTTAGTTATCATTTCTAAAAAATTATTTATCATTACTGGAGTATTGTTATCATTGTAAGCAAACTCAGTAGTTTGATCCATGTTGAAGTAAGGCATGTTCAAACATTTGTTCATAGGAAATACTTCTTCAGAATAGAAAAAAGTTTTATTCCACTCATTTAAAACTTTAAGAACTTCTTGAGTAGGATACCAATCATTTAAAAATAAAAATAAATGTAACCCACCAGATTTAGATCTTACTGCTATTAATGGTAGTTGATTGTCTCTTATGATATCTACAATTTTCTTTTCTGAAAATGTAGTATAGTTACGAGGATCAATATCAATACATCCCCATTTACACACGTCACCGTTCTCAGGTTTAATCCCAATCCGTGTCTCTCCTTTTAAATGTTTCTTCCATAGTTCAAGGGTAACAGGTTCGTGAACCGTGAGTACTTTAACCTGCTTCTTTC